ATAAACAAACTATTAACCCCTAAAATAGCCACTTTTACAACACTTTAAAAAATAAGGTAAAAACTCTCTACACCGCTTAATACAAATTTATATTAAAATTAAAATCAAATTTACCGTCATTTATATATTTTGAGTAAACTTGATGCACCATTTGAGAATTTGCATGTCCGAGAATTTGAGCTAAATTTTGAGGAGTAGTAAAACCATTTGATAGCATCATAGTTGCAAAGGTGTGTCTGGTGTTATATAATCTTCTGTATTTAATATCTAGCTCTTGAAACATTGGTATCCAATGTCTATTAGAAAATGTCTCATTATGATTATAAGGTTTTTTATATTGAGTAATTAATAAATACTCATTATCATGAGAGTTGTATAACTCTTTTAAATGAGGATATAAAATATCTAGTATAGGAACAGAGCGGACACCGCTTTGAGTTTTAGGACTACTTTCGCCATATCTACCTTTAGAGCGTTTAACTTTTATAATTTTTTTATCAAAATCTATATCTTGTTTTTTAAGTCCTACAATTTCGCCCCCTCTCATACCAGTATAAAAAGCTATGTAAAGATAAGATTTAAAGTTTTTATTTTTAGCATGAGATAAAATTAAATTAACTTCTTTTGGTGTAAAAGGTAAAATTTCTTTTTTAATTATTTTAAGTTTTCTTAAATATTTACAAGGGTTTTGTGATATTTCTTCATCATAGATTGCTTCTTCAAATATACCTCTTAAAATTGAAATATAATGCAATAATGTTTTATTTGACATGTTCCAATTAAGTAACCACATTCTAAGCTCACTTGCTTTTATAGTTGATATTTCACGATTTATAAAAAATGGAATAATTTTATTTAATACTGTACCCTCGTATCTATAATAAGTAGAGGGTTTTAGTTCTGATTTTTTTAATTTTAAATATATATCAGCGTAATGTTCAAATGTCATTTAAAACTCTTTAAAATCTTGTAATTCTCTTAAATCTAGTAACGGAGTATCTAAAAGTAAACCACGATTTATAAGTAAGTTTCTTGTGATAGCGTAGTGCATAGGCTCTACAATTTCAAAATCTAAATTTTCAAAATATGTATAAAGCTCGTAATCTTGCATATGATAAGGCGATTTAGTCTTTTTAATCATAATATCATTTAGATTTTTTAAAGGCTCTTTTTTAAGATTATCAAGTGCAAAATGATGTATGATATACTCATCATCATCTATAACAACTTCAAGAGGTTTTTTAAAAACTTCTTTATCTTTGTATATAGGCTCAAAATCAGCCTCTAAATAAGTATAATCAGTATCTATTAGTTTGTCATACCAATTAACAGGTTTTGGTGTATATATAGTTCCAAACTCGTTTTCTATTAAAACCACTTTTTTAGTAGTAGTGTCCCTATAAATTGAGATATTGTCGTTCCAATAGTTCTTTGTTAAATCTGTAAGCGTATACATGCCGTTAAGCTTCCTATACACTTCAAGAGATACAAAAGTACGTGAAGTATAAAAGCGAGATATACCGTGATACAAGTACCAAAGAGTAAGATTTGTTATTTTTTCATTATCGTCTCTTAAGTCATCTAAAGTTTTTAAGATATATTTCATAAGATAAGATACTGAACTTTTAACATTTGTTTCAATTTTACCAAGTGGTGCAGGATATAGTCTAGTTAAAGAATTAACTATGCTTTCTACTTTGTCAGCTGGAACAAATAAAGATATATGTATGTGTGGAGTTCCGTCCTTGTGAGGCTCTGTTACTCTGAAATAACATCTATCATCTTTACTGATATTTCTATAACTTCTCTCATTGAAAAGTTGTTTAAGCATTTTAGAGAGTTCTTTAGAAGCGTTACGAGGTTTAAACTTGTCTATAGTGTTAGTAAAATCTAAAGTAGGCTCTAAATATGGTATATTTTGAACTACAGTAGCGTTAATAAAGCTATATTTTAATTTAGTTTTTTTAGTAATAACTTTAATATATTTACGCCCACCAAAATTTTTATTAAAAATCATAGTTTTATCATATTTAGATTTTTGTTTCATTTCGTGCCAATGGCTCGGTAGCGTGAGAGTAAAAAAAATATTTTCTAAATCTCTCTCTTTTGCATAATCAAAGATTGACCATGCTCGATGTTGTAGCTCTGCAATGTATCTATCACTATTCATGTAACTATTGCTTACAAAGTCAGCAAAAGGTACTAGCTTATTGTCTAACTGTATGCCATTACTTTGCATAAACTCTTTATTGAAATTTAGTTTATCTAAAGCCTTTTGTGTCTGGTAAGTTGATAGTCCGTAATTTTTCATCTTTAACCTTAAATTATATTTTAGTTGTAGTATTTAACAACTTTTTTAATATTTTTGATTGTTTCATTTTATCACTCCATTGTTATAATAAAAATATTCTAATTTTTCCAATCTATTCATTTGATGATAATAGAGAGAATATTTAAGACCTAAATAAACATATTTATTAATCAAAATTGACTTAATAACTAAAAGTCCTTGTAGTTTTTTATTTTCATTCATGTTGTCACTTCCTTCTTTGTTTTTAAATCGTTGTACGATAACTTTTTATAGATAGCCAAGAGAACATAAACAATGTTGCTCTTTTGTTCGGCTAACGCCTCACAAAAGTAGCAAATTATTCATGTTCTAAAACTCCATTATTTGGTTTTAATACTTCTATAGAAATAGCAATATTTAGCAGCGTTTCACTATTAGATTTATATTTGAATATTTCGCCTAAATATGGGATGTTAGATATAAAAGGAATTGAATAATCACTAATTTCTTTTTTACTTCTTTTAAGACCACTTAAGAGTAAAACATCACCATAATTAACATTAGAGAGACTCTTAAGCTCTCGTTTATAAGTAGAGGGCACATTATCAACGGATTTGATTAAATCTTCTACAATTAACAATAAATCTAACGAAACATAATCATCGTAAATGTAAGCGACTCCACTAACTACCAAACCTACATCTTTATACTCTATTGACTCACTTTGAGTTGATGTAGTATTCTCTACAGTTGTGGAAGAAGTTTTATATGGTATGTTTTCCACAGCTTTAAAGTTAAATTTGTCATTATCCCTTGCAAGAATAAAAGGGGATTGTTTGACATCTATTAAAAAGTCACTATCTAAAAGAGATAATGCAAAATTAAAATCCTTACTTTTATATATAAGAGTAGAACTATTAACAGGGGCTATAATAGTATCTATAAGACTTTTAATAAATTCGCCTTGAGTATTGTCTCCAGTTTGAATAACATCAGAGTCTTTTTTAGAGATAGAAGAGAGTCCACGCTCTTTTAATTCGTTTTCGTTATATTCAAATATAGTTATTTTTAAAGTAACTTGATTTTTCTTTTTGTCAGTTTGTTCTAAAAGTGATTTTATAAGACTATAATCATTTTCTGTAGTAGATATCAAAAAAGTACTCGTATCTTCTAAATAAGAATATTTTACATTATAAAAATCTAAAAGTTTCTTACAGTCTTTTGATGTGTTATATTTTAAATTATATATATAATCTCTATTTTTATAAGCAACTTTTTTTGATATATAGAGATTATTATTAAATTTTTTAAGGTTATAACCTTGTTTATTTAATGTAATTTCAAAATATTTTAAAATATCTTTAGGAGATATTCTATCTGGTATGGTATAAGAAATTGAAGCGTTAATATCTTCATCTATGTAAATATTTAGATTATTGTATTGTGAAACTTCTTGTGAGAACTGCTTTAAAGTTAAATCTACAGCACTAAGATTTAAAAAAATTAGTGTTAAGATTATTAATATCTTTTTCATCTTTTGTTACTCCCTTTAGAAAATTTAAAAAATCTTTTGATATCTCAAAAAATATAACTTGAATTGTAAAACTAGGGTAATAGCTATAAATCTCTTTTATATGTTCTTTTTGAGTAGTTTTATAGTGAAATAAAACTTTTTTATAAAGTGTTAAATCTTTAGAAGTACATAAAGTATTAGAACATTTAAATTCTAATAAAACCAAATCTTTAAAATCATATAATGGCTCTTCATCAACTATATTTTTAATTATAGGTTTTGAATAGGTTTGTATAGGTTTTTGAGATTGTTGAAGTTTATCATCATCGCCACCAAATATATAATAACCTATTATAAAAAAAGCAAAAATAGCAAAGATTGAAAAAACATAAAATTTTATTAAAACATTAGAAGCTTTAACGCTATCCCCACTATGATATAAATCAAATACTTCTTGATTTTTAGCTATTTTTTCCGTATGGCTTTTTGCATTCATGCTCATACGCGAATTAATATATACATCATATTTAAAAGTATTTCTATTAAGTGATACAGTTGTAGGTTTTGCTTTATAAAAATATTCTGAAAAGCTTTTATACTTAGTAAAAATTAAAGATAAATTTTGAGTAATGAGAAAAATATCATGGTATAAATGTCTATGATAAGATAGCCACCAAATTAAAACTTTATCGTTTACATCAAAAATATTATGAGCTTCATCTATTACAAATAAAGAGCGATAAATGTTTAAATCTTTGCATTTTTCGATTAAGATATCATCTGTAACTTTATCTTTATAAAGCTTATGCAAGATAGTTAATTTTTCTTTTAAATCATCTACATCAAGAGGATAAGTGTTATTTAAATCTTTATATTTTAATTCATTTATATTTGTATAACAATTTTCATAATCTTTTTTTAAATCTGGTTTAGCATTTTTAGAGCTTGAAAAATTATTATAGATACTAACTACGGCTTTGTAAGTTTTGCCACTTCCTGGTACTCCAGTTAAAAAAGTAATCATTATGCACTACTTAACTAAAGGCTTAACAGCTTGAATAATTAAATAATAAACTCTTAAAAATTGTGCGAATACTATACGCCACAAAAGAAAAAGAACAGCACTTATAAAAATAGACTTAACAGAGTTAAAAGCTTGTATAAAACCGATACAAGACATTAGACCGAACATTTTACTAACAAAATCACCATTTGATGAAGAACTTAAGTGAGCTATAAAAGTATTTATCAAATTGTAAAATACAAAGAAAGCAGTTACAAAAGAGCCCATTAAAGCAGTAATTAAAGTTAAAAAGAAAACAATAGCCAAAGCATAAGCATATTTTCTTGCATATTTTAGTATTAATTCGACTACATAAGGAAGATTAATAGTAGGCATACTTACCTCATTTTAAAAGCGGTATAAAATACTCGTAAACTTGCGAGTAAAAATACGCTTACAAAGATATAATAAAAAATACTTTGAAAAGATGAAAAACTATCACAAAGATTTATACATATTTGTTTGTTAAAAACATAAGCACAAAAAACAGGAGAAGAACCACTATTTAAAGCAATAGGAGCTAAGCCATTATCTAAAGTTTGTTTTATATTTTGATAATCTCCTTTTATACCAATTAAAGCATTATAAAAATCTTTTAAAATCTCATCAATAGCTTTACGATTGGCTACTTGTCCCTCATCCTCACTATATTCAAAATCAGATGAAGAGTTATTATCATTATTATCAGAACCACCGCCACCAGTTTCTCCACCGTCACCAGCTCCGCCACCGTCACCAGTTTCTTCACCGTCACCAGTTTCTTCACCGTCACCAGTTTCTTCACCGTCACCAGTTTCTTCACCGTCACCAGTTTCTTCACCGTCACCAGTTTCTTCACCGTCACCAGTTTCTTCACCGTCACCAGTTTCGCCACCAGGAGGAGTTGTTGAGTTATTGTCATCAGGCATTACTGGACGCTCATCGCATGAAACTACACCATTAAAAACTTCTTCACCATCACAAAAACAAGTTTTGAAACATTCCTCAGAACCTGAAACACCAAAACCCATAATATTACACTCTAAGTTACCGCTACATTTTAGATAATCTTCAGGCTTTTCACATTTATTATTAAATGCTAGTTGACCAGTCGGACAGCTATCTACTTCCGCCCAACAAGAATCGTGACACAATGACCAAAAAATATGCTCTATATAATTAGGTGCGCCATCATCAGGAAAAATAGAGATAATATGCTCAAAATTACACTCTTCTTGTGTATATGCAATTTCTTGACTGTTTGGGATGGGTTCACATTCAGGTTCACATTTTTCTGTGTCTATATTCCACACAGTCCCAGCTTCACAAGCATCTTCAAAAGCACAATAATATTTTATTTCTTTAATATAACTAAATTGCCATCTTGAACCAGAGTAATAACATTGATTATCTATAAGAGTGTTTGTTACTATTTCATAAGACTCATAAGCGACATAAGAACCTAATCCAGGTGTATTTTCATATTGAGTACAGGAAGTTGAATTTTGCCCATACCTTATAGACTCTTTCTCTAAATTGGTAATATAATCATTACAAACAGACTCATAACGATCATTTACTAAAACAGTATTTGAACCGCTTGAAAAAGAACTTTTTTTAAAATTATAAGCAAATAAAGAAGAATAAAATAATAAAAATAATATTGATAATTTTAATTTCATCTCTTAATGCCTTAAAAGTGCTAAAGCACCGAAAAGGGGAGCTATAAGAGCAGTTAAATTTATAAAGATACTTGCGAAGTAGTTAATTAATGCAAAATCTGTTATTTCTATTAAAATCATCTGCGACCGCCTACATTAATAAATATTTGTGTTGTAAAAAACATGAAAACACCGCCAAAAATTACACCGATTAGAGCTAATAAAAAATTAAATTGTTCTAATTGCAAACCCATTTTTAATGACAAATCAGGCTCACATCTATTAGTAGATGAATTATATTTATAACTATGTATTACAGATTTTAAAATATTTTTATCCCTCGTAGACTCCCAAAGCATAGTTGAAGACGGAAGAAAATATAAGCGTTTATTTTGTATATAATAGTCTTCTATACAAATGTTATAACTATCTAATAGCATAGAAGCATTTAATAAATTTGTTATGAATAATAAACTTAATAAATGTTTCAATTTTTATCCTTAATATGTCCTCAATAGCCTATAAAAAGGCTAGTGAGATTTAGCGACTATTATCGCTTTGTTAATACCCCAAACAACCGCTAAAGAAGTTAAAACCATAGTAAAAAGGGCAGTTACAACTCCAGCGTTTATAATAGGTAAATCCATTTTTTAAGCTCTGTTTGCTAAACCAATAGCTTTAACAACACCCCATATAACCGCAGTAGCTGCGAGAATAAGAGAACCAATAGCCATAACATCAGTAGTGTTAAAAGTTACACCTGATAAATCCATTTTATCAACCTTTTTTTTTAAGCTAGAGTTCGTAATAACTCTGCTTTAAATCATATTACGACGACTTAGAGCAAAATTATTAAAGACTAAACTAACGCACTTTCGTTTGTTGTCCCTAGCGTTCGTGCCTCACTATGACGGGATTTTAAGGAAGAGAAATCAAGCTATTAAGCTCAAAATCTCTAAACTAAACTAACTTGACTTTTTAACCTTACTTCTGTCGAACTTTGAATAATCAAGAGGGTTATTTGCTAGTTCTAAAACTGGCATAGCTTTATCATAGTAATACTTTTGACCCCATTGGTTAACGCTTAGATTGTAAGGTATTGCAACATAAGAACCTTTCTTATCTTTAAAAACATCATAGTCTTCTTCATCTGCATAGATACTCTCAACACTCGGCTTTAAATAACCATCTTCTGTGATACCCTCAAACATAACTGTTAGTTCTGTACTATATTTGATTTTGTCCGTTTTGTTGTCTTTAGTCTCTACTGGCCTGACTTCTAAAAGTCTCCCTATAAAATGTGCTGTCATGTTGTCACTCCTCAGTGAATAAATTTGTCCTTAATCAACTGTCAGTATAATTAAGTGTGTAGAATATAAGAAGAGAGTTTTTTGGAAAAAATAAACCCTATATCTCTCAGTTCTTATACTCTACATACCTAACTATTCACTTCTATTTTGTTGACCCTCTAAGAAGTGACTGATAGAGGGGGACAAGCTTTGTTAACGGAGTTCTCGCCATTGCTCCGTGATATCAATCGACTTACATCAAACTTGACTAGACATTATGTGACTGCGACTTATGAGAGTTAACTCTCTTATTTAAATTTTTAATAAATCTAATCATGTTTTTTGTTTTTACACTCATAGCTAAAATTTGTATATTGGCACGATTAAGAGATTTTTTGATATTATGAGTCGTAGACTTTGCAGTTTTGCAGAGACTAGAAGTGACACTATTGATAGAAGTTTGAATATATGTTAAATATTCATTACTCCAAATTAACTCTAAACCGAAAAAGTCAGAGAAGAGAGTAGGACTTTGAATGTTGTTTGTTTTTACTTGCATTTTGTCACTCCTAATGTAATAGTTACACTTTATTTATACTTATATTGTAACAGTTACAAACTTAAACTATAATAAAATTGTGCTTATTATTGTAATAATTACATAAAATAAGAGGTCATTATGAAAGATTTACAAAATGAATAAAAATGAATTAGCAAAAACACTAGGAATATCACTAAAAACACTATACAACTGGGAAAAAGAAAAACCCGACTTAGTTAGATTGATAAATCAAGGCTTAGCATTAGACCAAAGTATAGAAGAAACAAGAAAGCATTTAGAAAGATTAGAACAAATCAAAGATAATGCAAGTAATGGAAAATTTAACTTAAAATAGAGTAATAAAATGGAAACTATTATATTAATATTTTTAACAGCTGTAATAATAAATATATTTTTAAAACCAAAAAAGAAAAAGAAATTTAATCCATATAAATACACAAATAAAAAACAAAACAATACATACAACTATAAAAACTTCCAAGACAATATAAAAAGAAAACAATATAAAAAAATACTAAGTAGAGCTGAAAAAAAAGCTAAAGGCGATATGTATGAAAAACATGTATCGCAATACTTTAAAAATTTAGGTTATATAACTTGGGAGCATGGACTTGAAAAAGGATACAAAGACCAAGGCATAGATTTATTTGTAAAGAAAGATAAAGAGTTTTTATTTATACAATGTAAAAATTGGGATAATTGGAAAATAAATGAAAATAAAGTAATAGAATATAGAGAAAAAGCAAGAAATTATATGATAAATAATCCTCAAATATCAAAGATATTATTAAACTATAAATATGAAATAAAACTAATAATGATTACACCTAAAGACTGTTATACAAGAAGTGCTAAAAAATATATAAATGAGAACAAAGAAATAATAAACTACCAAATAATACCAATATAAAAGCATTTATAGGGGTGTAGTTTTTCAAATCCCTCCAATCGCACC